GCTCACCTGCCAACTACCGGTCCTTATTACTCCATGGATCTCCATGCTGCCACGGATCGCTACCCTGCAATTCTGCAGAGAGCGGTCCTAGGTACCATGGTACAATCCAAAGAGTATTCGGATGCTTGGTACAGATTAATGGTTGGAAAACCATTCCATAATCCTTGGGGTGAACCCCTTAGTTATGGGAGAGGACAGCCAATGGGAGCATACAGCTCCTGGGCGGTCTTCACAGTCTGCCACCATCTGACTGTTAGAACAGCCGCACGTTTAGCGGGATTAAATCCAGCTAAATATACACAATATTGTCTCTTAGGGGACGATATCGTCCTAACAAATCCAAAGGTTGCAGAGAAATACTCTGAACTTATGGACAAGTTAGGGGTTGAACTATCAGACGCAAAAACTCATGTATCTGATGATACATTTGAATTTGCTAAAAGATGGTACCAAGCAGGGACAGAGATCTCAGGCTTTCCGCTTTCGGCAATTGTGAATATCACAAATTGGTCGTCTGCGGCAGAGGAACTTTCGAACCTCTGTAGCCGGTGGTCACTGACTCCACAGGAGTTGGAAACCGGGTCAATCCTTAGCTACCTATCAGCTCTCGGGCTAAGAATCCGAGACACTGAAAAGGTAGTTGCTTTCTTGCATCTGCCCAAAAAGGCAGATACTCAGGAAGTAAGACAAACAAAGATTGACTTCTTTGCAAATCTTCTCTTCCGGCCAGCTTTCGGTTGTTTTCCACGGCAAGCAATGAAGGAAATTTTCATCCTTCAAACACTTGCGGAGGTTAAAACCGGAGAGTTGGAAGCAGGGATTCAACGGATCTTTAAAGAGTCCAGAGATTTACTCTGGGATCTTCAAAAAAGATTCGCTGGGAAATTGCCTGACCAGGGAGCACTGCCATCCTTGCCACCTGTAGCGGCAGTCCGAACTCAAGCAATGATCTTGCAAGAGTCGTTCGACCAACTACGGGCAGCATACTATGAAAATGACGAAGACATTGTCTTTGCCAAAGTCATGGCATCTCTTCATGATCCCACAAGGGTCATGTCGAAAAGGAATAGCACAATAGTCCTAGAAGCCCAAGTGACCATCCTTTATAAATATAAGAGATGGGCACAAGGGTACTGGGAGAAGCGGGAACTACTTCTAAGTAGCTCCGATCCTCCCCCCGACGGTTACTAAGCGTATGGATAGCCTCCAGTCAAGGAGGGATTCCAAGGCACTTAGGCCGCAAGGAAGGACCACTTTTCCCCCAGGC